AGGCTCCACGCCCTGGCCGCCGAGCATATTCGCCTGAAGCTGCGGATGCCGAGGAACAAGGCTACCTTCAACGCCTACGTGAACGACGCCATTGGCTACGGGCTTGACCCCGAGGTCGTTCTATATCACAGTGAGAACGCATTTGGGACCGCCGACGCCATCGGCTTCGATGAGAAGAAGCGCCTTCTGCGCATTCACGACCTCAAGACCGGCGTGACTCGTGTCAACATGGTCCAGCTCCATATCTACGCAGCCCTGTTCTGCCTGGAGTACGAGAAGCTGCCCGGGGAGATCGACTTCGAGACTCGCATCTATCAGAACGACGATATTCTGGTCGACAAGCCGCAGCCCGAAGACATTGCCCATATCATGGACAAGATCACATGGTTCGACAAGCTCATCGAGGAGATCAAGACTGAGGATTCCTGATGGAGTTGTGGAACGAAGCCCGAGGTATTCCTCGGTATGATGTCAGTTCTTGGGGGCAGGTATTCGAGCGCATTGGGGGTGAGGCCCATGACTCGTGATGAGCTGATGCACTACGGCACCAAGCGCCATTCGGGTCGTTATTTACCCATGGGGCTCCGGTAAAGATCCATATCAGTCGGCCCAAGGCTTCCTCGCCGAGAGGGACAAGCTCAAGGCCCAGGGCATGTCCGAGGTCGATATTGCCAAGGCCTGGGGCATGAGCACCACCGAGTATCGTGCTCTGAACAGCATCGCTCGCGCCGAGAAGAAGGCAGGCGATATTTCGAGGGCCTCTCGAATGAAGGACGCCGGTCTTCCCAACACGGAGATCGGTCGACGCATGGGGCTCAACGAGTCCAGTGTCCGTGAGCTTCTCAAGCCCAACGCGTCATTTCGCAAGGACGAGATCACCCGGGTCAAGGACATATTGGCCGATGAGGTGAAGCAGAAGAAGTTCATCGAGTACGGCTTGGGCGTCGAGCAGAACCTCCAGTGTTCGTCGACCTCTTTGAAGACCGCCGTCGAGGCCCTCAAGACTCAGGGATATACCACCCACGACGTCAAGGTCAAGCAGGCCAACAGCGATAACTACACCATCCTCAAGGTTCTGGCCCCACCTGGGACCAAAGCCGCGGATATTCATGCCCACAGGGAGAAGATCCGCACTCCAGGTGTCGTTGTCGACGAGAAGGGCATACTGTCCACCGGTCTTAAGACTCCTCGGCCCATATCCTCGAAGAGAGTCAGCGTCAAGTACGCCGAGGACGGTGGAACCGACATGGATGGCGTTATTCTGATGCGCCGTGGAGTCAAAGAGCTCAGCCTCGGTGGCTCCAACTACGCCCAGGTGCGCATTTCCGTTGATGGAACGCACTATCTCAAGGGCATGGCCATGTACTCGGATGATATTCCGAAGGGCAAGGACATCGTCTTCAACACCAACAAGAAGAAGGGGACTCCAATGATGGGCGGCAAGGACCACACGGTCCTCAAGCCCATGAAGGACGACCCCGATAATCCGTTCGGTGCTGTTGTCAAGCAGAGGATGTTCAAGAACCCCAAGACCGGCAAGAAGGAACTGAGCGCTCTCAATATCGTGAACGAGGAGGGCAAGTGGGATTCCTGGTCCCAGTCCCTGGCCTCTCAGTTCTTATCCAAGCAGTCACCCAAATTGGCCAAGCAGCAGCTTCAGCTCACCAGGGATGGTAAGCGCAAGGAGTTGCAGGAGATCATGTCGCTCACGAATCCTGTTATTCGCAAGCGCATGCTCATGTCATTGGCCGATGACTGCGACTCGGCTGCGGTTCATCTGAAGGCGAAGGCTCTGCCCGGCCAGGCTTCTCAGGTCATATTGCCGATGCCCCATCTCAAGAAGGGCGAGGTATATGCTCCTAACTACCCTGACGGTAGCGTTGTTAGTCTCGTGCGTTATCCTCATGGCGGGACTTTCGAGATCCCTACGCTCACTGTTAACAACCGAGGCAAGAAGTCGAGACATATTCTTGGCAATGCTCGGGATGCTATTGGGATCCATCCTTCTGTCGCTGAGCGCCTTAGCGGTGCTGATTTTGACGGCGACTCCGTCCTGGTAATCCCCAACAAGGGGAAGACCAAGATCCGATCCACCGCTCCGCTCAAGGGACTTAAGGGCTTCGAGCCCAAGAGGACATATCCTGGGTACAAAGGGATGAAGCGGATGTCGGATACTCAGACCCAGATGGGTAAGGTGTCCAATCTTATTACGGACATGACCCTGAAGGGCGCCAGTGCCGACGAGTTGGCCCGGGCAGTCCGCCACTCCATGGTTGTTATTGATGCCGAGAAGCATAATCTCAACTACAAGCAGTCTGAGATTGATAATGGCATCGCCGCTCTGAAGCGGAAGTACCAGGGTGGCGCCGACAAAGGCGCGGCTACTCTTATTTCCAGGTCCAAGGGTGTCAAGTATGTCCCCCATCGCAAGCCTCGTAGTGCTGCGAAGGGTGGGGCATATGATCCCAAGACCGGGAAGAAGGTCTACGAGGAGACCGGCGAGTCCTATATCAACAAGCAGGGCAAGCTGGTCAAGAAGCAGACCAAGTCCACCAGGATGGCCGAGACATCTGATGCCAGGCGGTTATCTTCCGGTACCCTGATGGAGGGTATTTACGCACAGCACGCCAATGAGTTGAAGGCCATGGCCAACGATTGCAGGAAGCGTGCATTGTCTACCCCATCTATCAAGAGAAACCCCCGTGCTGCCAAAGCATACGCCCCCGAGGTTTCATCCCTCCGGGCCAAATTGAACAGGGCCCTCAAGGAGAAGCCCCTCGAGCGGCAGGCACAGCTTGTGGCACAAGGAGTTGTGCAGAAGAAACTTGATTCAAATCCTGATTTGAGCAAGAAAGAACGCGCCAAACTGGAGGCCATGGCCATCAAGACGGCCCGTGAGCGGCTTGGTTATAATCGAGCTGGAACACGGATCGTCCCCACACCTCGTGAGTGGGAGGCCATCCAGAAGGGTGCTATTTCGAACTCGATGATGGAGCAAATCATGGCCAACTCCGATCTGGACACCATCAAGAGCCTTGCTCTGCCTAAGCAGAAGCTTGCTCTTGCACCTTATCAGCGCTCTCGCATCGATTCGTTGCGCTCCAACGGCGCTACTACAGCAGAGATCGCTGACTCACTGGGCATCTCAGTGGCTAGAGTCAAGGAGTACTTGCATGGCTAGGAGAAAGCGCTCAGAACACCGCCCCCAGCCCTCTAACGGAGGTGCATAGGCCATGCTACGCCTAGCACTGACCACTGAGGACAATCCTTACGATCCTTTCGATGAGTTCGACGAATGGTTTGCATTTGATGTGAGTCAAGGCCACCACACCTGTGCCTACCTAGCACGGGTCGTGGCCACTAGCACAGAGCTCAGCGAAGCTGATCAACTCGAAGCAACGAATGAAGCGATTCAAGAGATCATGAAGTACAACTTGACTGGAAACTATCAAGTTGTCGAACGCGAAGTTTCGTGATCTTTCGTCCGTTTCGTCCATTCTGAACTTCGAAAGAGGGGGGGGAGGGTCCGCAAAAAGGCCCACCCCCCGTCATCGGCCCGCACCTGGCATTTTCCCCGGAGGTGCTTTTGGGCAATATGAATCGGGGTTTCGGATAAGACAGGACGACATGTGTCGTTGGGGTCTTCTTGCGTTCGTTCCTTTCTACCCAACGAGGGGTACGCAAGTCGTCCTGTCCTACCTGAAACCCCGATTCATATCCAGTAAAGGAACCCGGAACAGGAGAGAACTCCGTGGCAAGGGCCAAGAAGTCACCCAGAGGACGGGCCGCCACTCCGGAGCAGCAGGAGAATCGACTCATGTCGCTCGCAGTCCAGCGAGCCGAGGAGATGCTACTGGACGGCACGGCTCCTCCTTCCATCATCACGCACTACCTCAAGCTTGCCACGAGCCGTGAGAGGCTGGAGCAGGAGCGAATCAGGGCCGAGAACGACATGCTCAAGGCCAAAGCCGATGCTCTGGCGGCCTCAGCTCGAGGCGAGGAGGCCTACAAGGAGGTTCTCGAAGCGTTCAAGTCCTACGCCGGTGGAGGTGTGGGTCTTGAGTCGGATTCGGAACTATAGTGAACTCTCTCGCATCGAATCCTTCGAGGATCGGTACGAATACCTACGTCTCAATCAGGATCCCGGTGATCAGACCTTCGGATTCGAACGGTATCTGAACCAGACCTTCTATCACTCCACCGAGTGGCGCCAGGTAAGGCAGAAGGTGATCCTTAGAGACGACGCATGCGACCTCGGGGTCCCAGGTCACGACATCTACGACAAGATTCTCGTTCATCACATGAACCCGATTCGGCCTGAGGACCTCGAGGGAGAGTTCAATCCCGACATCCTCGACCCCGAGTACCTGATCTGCGTGCGACACGACACACACAACGCGATTCACTTCGGCGATGCGAGCCTGTTACCCAAGCCCCCTGTCGAGAGAACGCCGAACGACACGATACCCTGGAGGTGACCGTGGCTGACTCGATACTCAACGACATCAAGAAGGCCCTCGGCATCACCGAGGACTACACGGCCTTCGATCAGGAGATCATTCTCCACACCAATACGGCGATCATGTTCGCGGAGCAGCTGGGTCTACCCTCTTTCAAGATCACCGGCAAGACGGAGACCTGGGATCAGTACCTGGCGGGCATCACGAAGAATCTCGAGGCCGTCAAGACGTATCTGTACCTGCAAGTCAGGCTCGTCTTCGACCCTCCTGCCAACTCGTTCGTCGTGACAGCGATCGAGAAGCAGCTTCAGGAATACGCCTGGCGCATAAACATCCAGAAGGAGATCCCATGAGCGACCAACTCATGCACTACGGGGTAAAGGGGATGCGCAGGGGCACTCGGAAGAGTCGCGAGGAGCGGAATGCCGAGCGTCGCGCCAAGTACGAGGCCAAGCTCAAAGCGAAGTACGGCATCGACGATGTCGGTAAGATTGAGAACTACCTTAAGAAGCGCAAGGATCACGCCGAGAAGGTCAAGAACTGGCGCCTCGCCAACCAGCGCAACCGCCAGCTGACCGCCACGGAGCGTCGTGAGAAGTACTACGGTGAACTGGACCGCGGGAAGCTGGGCAAGACGTACTCAACGGACGCTACTCTCGCCGAGGCAGCCCGTAAGTTCTACAAAAAGGGGCACAATAAGCGTATGGGTCACTCAGAGCTTATGCACTTCGGCGTCAAGGGTATGAAGTGGGGAGTCCGCAAGAAGCGTATCAAGGACGCGAAGAAGTGGACCTCTAAGAAACAGGCCAAAATAGACGGTATGTCCGACGATCAGCTGAAGAAGGCTAATAACCGACTTCGACTGGAGAAGGAGTACCGTCAGTTGACTCAAACCAAACTGGAGAAGTACCGCAAACGGGCGGGGAAGGCCGCCGAAGAGGCTGCTTTCAACACTCTCCAGAATGCTCTTCAGAAGGGCTTCAAGTCAGCAGCCAGCAGAGGAGGGTCTGCGGCTATCAAGGGCGCCAAGCGATTCAAGCACTCGGAGACAAGAATGCCGGATAACATCTTCTTCATTGACGAGGACGAGGTCCTCGCACACCACGGCGTCAAGGGTATGCGCTGGGGCGTTCGTAAACAGCGACCCTCTGGGGGAGCCGGCCCGTCCAAGAAGCGCAAGGGGCTCTCCCGCAACCAGAAGCGCGCCATTGCTGGAGCTCTCGGCCTCGCTGCCGGAGTCGGCGCTGGTATTTATCTGCAAAAGTCCGGTAATGGCAAGAAGCTGGCTGGATTGGCGAAGAAGCAGGGAGCCGCCGCTAAGAAGTTCGCTCGGGGCAAGGGGCGTAATCTCGGAGCTCAGGCTCGAGTCAAGAAGGCCAAGGCCAAGCGCTTCGCCAAGGCGCAGTCCGCGAATGTCAAGGGCGCGGCCGAGAAGCTGAAGACCACTAAGGCCGGCAAGTACGCCGAGGCCACACGTCTTGGCGCCAACGCGGCCAAGTTCAAGGCGGGGACTGCCGCTCGTAGTGCCGGATACAAGGCCAAGAACCAGACCTGGAAGGCTGGCAATACCGCGCGCAAGGCCGCCAAGGGCGGAGTCGGCGGCGCTAAGGCCGCGGCCGGATCAGCCGCACGCGCTGCGAAGTCCAAGTTCGGTAAGAAGCCCCCCAGCAAGGCTCTTTCCACCGCGGTTCGCTCTGGAGGAGCCGGTCGGCGTAAGCTCGCCGTTTCCGGAACCAAGGTTGTCGGCGGTGGGAACAAAGCTCTCGCCAAGAACCTTGCGAAGATCGGGGCGGTCGGGGTAGGAGCCCACGCGACTGGGGTTGTTGCGGGTCGCGCGGCGGCTAAGGCCGCGGGCAAGAAGCTCGAGTCCACCGGTAAGCGCAGGCGGGCTCAGAAGCGCCGCTGACCATGCTGTCGAATACCGCTACCCCGCGATATTACGCAGAGTTCCGAGACGATGTCCTTGCGGGTCGAATTCCGGTCTGCAAGGAGATCGAGATGGAGATGAACCGGATCGATGATCGGATTCACAATCCCGGTTTTTATTACGATAGCGACGCTGTGGAGGGATTCATCCGCTTCGCGGAAGCGGAGATGACTCTCACCGATGGATCCGATCTTCGCCTGCTCCCCAGCTTCAAACTCTGGGCCGAGGAGATCTTCGGCTGGTGGTTCTTCACCGAGCGATCGGTCTACGTCCCCAACAAGACGGACGCTGGCGGCCATTTCGAGAAGCGCCGGGTGAAGCAACGCCTCATCAACAAGCAGTACATCATCGTCGCCCGAGGCGGAGCGAAATCTCTGTACGAGACACTCCTGCAAGCCTATTTCCTGACGATCGACACGTCGACCACCCACCAGGTGACGACCGCGCCGACGATGAAGCAGGCGGAGGAGGTCATGCAGCCTTTTCGTACCGCCATCACCAGAGCCAAAGGCCCGCTGTTCGATTTCATGACGCAGGGATCTCTTCAGAACACGACTGGTAATCGAGCGCTTCGCCAGAAGCTCGTCCCCACCAAGAAGGGGATCGAGAACTTCATGACGAACAGTCTGCTCGAGGTTCGCCCGATGTCCATCGACAAGCTTCAGGGTCTCCGGACCAAGATGAACACGGTGGACGAGTGGCTGTCCGGCGATATTCGAGAGGATGTCGTCGGTGCCATCGAGCAGGGGGCTTCCAAGGTCGACGACTGGCTCATCCTGGCCGTGTCCTCGGAGGGCACCGTTAGGAACTCGGCGGGCGACAACATGAAGATGGAGCTCCTCAACATCCTGAGGGGCGAGTACTCGGATCCGCACACTTCCATCTTCTACTACCGGCTCGACGACCTCAAGGAGGTCGCGGATCCGTCGACGTGGCTGAAGGCCCAACCGAATCTCGGTGCTACCGTCTCCTACGAGACTTACCAACGAGATGTCGAGAGGGCGGAGCACGTACCCGCGGCCAGGAACGATATTCTGGCCAAGAGATTCGGTATCCCCATGGAGGGGTACACGTACTTCTTCACCTACGAGGAGACCCTGCCGCACAACCGTCAGGACTTCTGGGGTATGCCTTGCTCCATCGGCGTCGACCTTTCGCAGGGCGATGACTTCACCGCGTTCACATTCTTGTTCCCCCTCAGCCGGGGCAGGTTCGGTGTCAAGACGCGCTGCTACATCTCCGAGCGCACCATGCTGCGCCTCCCTGGAGCCACTCGTCAGAAGTACGAGGAGTTCCTCCAGGAGGGCTCGCTCATGGTGCTCGAAGGTACGGTTCTTGACATGATGAACGTCTACGAAGACCTCGAGGCGTTCGTCGCCTCCTGCGAGTACGATGTGCGCTGTCTCGGTTTCGACCCGTACAACGCCAAGGAGTTCGTCACTCGCTGGGAGAACGAGAACGGCCCGTTCGGGATCGAGAAGGTGATTCAGGGATCCCGGACGGAGTCCGTTCCACTTGGCGAGATCAAGGACATGGCGGAGGATCGTAAGCTCCTGTTCGACCAGTCCATGATGACCTTCACCATGGGAAACGCCATTACCCTGGAGGACACCAACGGGAACCGCAAGCTCCTGAAGGCCCGACGGGAGAACAAGATCGACTCGGTCGCCGCCCTGATGGACGCCTGGGTCGCTTATAAACTCAACAAGGACATGTTCGACTAGGAGGTGGAGGTCATAGGACTGCGAGACAGATTACAGCACGCCTACAACGCCTTCACTGGCAAGGACATCAGCCGGTCGACTCTCGGCCCATCCTACACGGTACGGGCCGATAGGCTTGCGCTCGGTTGGACAGCCGACAAGTCGATCATCTCGTCCCTATTCAACATGATCGCGATCGACGTGTCTGCCACGCCGATCCGACATGTTGACACGGCTCAAAATGGAACCTTCATCGGGATTCGGCGCTCGGCTCTCAATGACTGCCTGATGCTCGAGCCGAACATCGACCAGAACGGACGCGCCTTCATCCAGGACGCAGTGCTGTCGCTGTTCGACGAAGGGGTCATCGCTATCGTCCCGGTCGAGTCCGATCTGGATCCGAGGACGAACAACAGCTTCGACATCAAGCAGCTTCGTGTCGGACGGATCACTCAGTGGTTCCCCGAGAATGTCGAGGTGGAGGTCTATAACCAGGCCACCTCGAATAAGGAGCGGGTGATCATGCCGAAGCGAACGGTGGCCATCATCGAGAATCCTCTCTACGAGGTGATGAATAAGCCCAACTCGACCCTCAAGCGACTGAGCCGCAAGCTCTCGATGCTAGACCTGGCCGACGAGAAGACGTACACCGGCAAGCTGGACATCATCATCCAGCTCCCTTACGTCGTCAAGACCGAGGCCATGCGCCAGCGGGCGGAGAACCGCATCCAGTCCATCGAGGACCAGCTCGGTAAGGGCGGACATGGTATCGCCTATACCGACGGCTCCGAGAAGATCACCCAGCTGAACCGCCCGGCGGAGAACAATCTGCTCGATCAGATCAAGTTCCTCACCGCCGAGCTTATGAGTCGACTGGGTATCTCGGAGGACGTCTTCAAGGGCACTGCAACGGAGATCGTCTGGACGCACTACTGGAACCGGGCCGTGGAGCCCGTGCTCTCGGCTCTCGCCGACGGGATGAGCAAGGCCTTCCTCACGAAGACCGCTCGAACCCAGGGTCAGGCCGTGCAGTACATCCGCGACCCGTTCAAGAACGTTCCTCCGAGCCAGATCGTCACGTCTCTGGACACCATGCTCAGAGACCAGGTCATCACGCCGAACGAGGCACGAACAAGGATCGGACTTCCGCCGTCTCCGAATGAGCAGGCGGATCAGCTCCAGAACCCGAACATCAACCCGCAGATGGGCGACACCTCCCTGGACGGCGAGGGGGCTGCCGAGGACTCCGGTCCTGATGTACAATCGGTGCTCAGCACGCCGATGAGCCAACTCAAAGGAGAAGGATGAAGTTCGACTTCAGTGGCTGGGCCACTAAGAACGACCTGACCTGCTCCGACGGGCGCACTATCAAGCATAATGCGTTCAAGGAGAATGACGGCCAGCGCGTGCCGCTCGTGTGGCAGCATGGGCACAATGCCGTCGACAACGTTCTCGGACACGCCCTGCTCGAGAACCGGGATGAGGGAGTCTACGCCTATTGCGCTCTGAACGACACTTCCGCGGCAGACAACGCCAGGGAGCTCGTCAAGCACGGTGACGTCAAGGCCCTATCCATCTACGCCAACCGCCTCGATCAGCGAGGGGCTGACGTAATTCACGGCAACATCGTCGAGGTCTCCATGGTCCTGTCCGGGGCCAATCCTGGGGCTCTCATCGACAACGTTGCTCTGGAGCACTCGGATGGTTCATGGACCGAGTCCGAGGACGAGGCCATCATCTATTCCGGCCTCACGCTCTCGCACGATTCCGGAGACATCACGGAGGATACAGAATCCATGGACGATGACGAGGTCTACGACGAGGACGAGGGCATGACTGTTGCCGACGTCCTCGAGACCCTCGACGACGATCAGAGGTTGGCCGTCGCGGCCCTCATCGAGGAGATCAGCGGAGACGTTGGTGACGAGGATGAGGACTACGATGACGACGAGTACGACGTTGACGAAGACGATGACTACGAGGAGGACGCCGAGCACGGCGACTCTGGGGGTGATACTCTGATGCATTCCAACATCTTCGAGGGCGACGCTCTGCGCAACGTCGGTCCTCGGCTCTCTCACGCGGAGGAGGAGCAGATCTTCGCCGAGGCTCGTATGCCCGGTATGACCCTCCGCACCGCTGTCCTGGCCCACGCCGTGGATTACGGTATCAAGAACCCCGAGCTTCTGTTCCCAGACGCCACCAACCTGGACCCGGAGCCGCAGCGCATCATGCGCGAGAACTCTTGGGTCGCCAAGGTTCTCCAGGGCTCCAGGCATACACCGTTCTCCCGCGTCAAGACCCAGTGGTCCAACCTGACCGCCGAGGAGCTGCGGGCCAAGGGCTACGTCAAGGCTTCCCGCAAGAAGGACGTCGTCTACGAGGTCGCCAACCGGAAGACCGAGCCGACGACCGTCTACAACAAGACCAAGATCGACCGTGACGATGTCCTCGACATCACCACCTTCAACGTGGTCGCCTGGATGCAGCAGAACCTGCGCTACTCCCTCGAGGAGGAGCTGGCTCGCGCCGTCCTGATCGGTGACGGTCGTAAGGTGTCCGAAGAGAACAAGATCAAGGAGGCCAACATCCGCCCCATCTGGACGGATGATGAGCTCTTCTCCCACAAGGTTCTCATCGACAAGGACGCCAAGACCGCCGACATCATCGACGCGGTCCGTCGGAGTCGGAAGTTCTACAAGGGCTCCGGTTCGCCGGTCCTGTTCACCACGAACGCCTTCGTGTGCGACATGCTCGAGATCAAGGACCTCAACCAGCGCTACGTCTACGAGACCAAGCAGGCCGTTGCCAACGCCCTGAACGTCTCGGACGTCATCGAGGTCGAGGTCATGGAGGGGGCCAATCGCGAGGTCAGCGGTAAGACCCAGAACCTGCTCGGCATCATCGTCAACATGCAGGACTACACCATGGGTTCCGACAAGGGCGGCGAGACCTCGTTCTTCGAGCAGTTCGACATCGACTTCAACCAGCAGAAGTACCTGCTGGAGGCTCGTTGCTCGGGCGCGCTGACCAAGTACAAGTCCGCGATCGTCATCGAGAAAGCCACGGCCTGATTCGGTCAAAATGGCAAGATTCTTCGGAAGCATAGGTTACGGACACGCCGTCGAGACATCTCCCGGTGTGTTCGAGGACAAGATCACGGAGAGGGAGTACTACGGGGACGTCAACCGCTCCCAGAAGCAGTACGACGGAGAGGCGAAGGTCATCCAGAATCTCCGCCTCAACAACGAGATCTCCATCGTGGCCGATTCCTACGCCGAGGAGAACTTCTTCGCCATCAAGTACGTGAGGTGGATGGGGGCGCGCTGGGTCGTCACGAATGTGGAGGTCCGCCGCCCCCGCCTCATCCTCAACCTCGGAGAGGTGTACAATGGCCCAACGCCTTGAGTTCCACAACAAACTCGTCGCGGCGCTGGGTTCGAGGAACGTCTACTTCCAGCCCCCGGAGTCCGTCCAGCTCACCTACCCGTGCATCGTGTACGAACGGAGTCGAGCCGACTCGAAGTTCGGCGACAACGCCAATTGGATGTACACACCGCGCTACTCGGTCACCCTCATCAGCAGGAATCCCGACGAGCCGGTGCTCGATGCCCTTGCGGCCATGCCGATGTCTACCTTCGAGAGGCACTTCGTGGCGCACAATCTTCATCACGACGTGTTCAACATCTACCAAGGAGTATAGATGGCTGTCCTGACCTGGGACGAGACGGGCAAGAAGTTCTACGAGACTGGTGTGGACCGCGGTGTCCTCTTCCCCGTCGACCTGACCACCGGCGCTTACGCCAAGGGCGTTGCCTGGTCCGGTCTCACCAACGTCACCGAGACTCCGAGCGGCGCGGAGCAGACTGACCTGTACGCCGACAACATCAAGTACCTCTCCCTGACCTCGGCTGAGACGTTCGAGGGCAAGATCGAGGCCTACACCTACCCGGATGAGTGGCTCCAGTGCGACGGCTCCGCCGTTGTCGACAAGGTCGTCATCGGTCAGCAGGACCGCTCGGCCTTCGGCCTGGCGTACCGCACCATCAAGGGTAACGACCAGAAGAAGAACAACTACGGCTACAAGCTTCACCTGCTCTACGGTCTGAACGCCTCTCCTTCTGAGCGCTCCTACGCCACGGTGAACGACTCGCCTGAGGCGATCACCTTCTCCTGGTCCTTCAAGGGCACCCCGGTCAACGTGACCGGCCACAAGCCCACCTGTGTCGTCACCCTCGACTCCACGGTCGTCGGCAACAAGGGCATGACCGCTATCGAGAAGCTGATCTGGGGCGACGGTGCTACTGAACCCAAGCTCCCGACCCCGGACGAGGTTATTGCTGCTGTCAAGGCCGCGGTCTGATGACTCCCACGGACCCCGTGATGCGCTCCGGGGTCCGTGGTGACTTCCAGGGAGGAATGAATGCTGACGATTCACGTCGTCGGGGATGAGCTCTACGACGAGGATCGCAACGAGTTCATCAACGGGTTCGAGGGCGACCTCGAGCTGGAGCACAGTCTCGTCGCTCTGTCAAAATGGGAGGCCAAGTGGCATGTCCCGTACCTCGGCAACGAGAAGCTCACCACTGATCAGGTCCTGGACTACGTCAAGTGCATGACTTTGAATGAGATAGATCCCGTCGCCTACTCGCACCTGACCCTCGAGAACGTCCAGGACATCAAGGAATACATCGAGAACAAGATGACGGCCACGACATTCGTCGAGGTCGAGGGATCCAGCCCCGATCGAGGGGTTGTCACGTCGGAGCTCGTCTACTATTGGATGGTGGCTCTACAGATCCCGTTCGAGTGCCAGTACTGGCACATCAACAGACTACTCACACTCATCCGAGTGTGCAACGCGAAGAACCAACCCGATAAGAAAATGTCGACCGCCGCCACGCTTCGACAGAATCAGGCTCTGAACGCGGCGAGACGGGCCAAGTACCACTCACGAGGTTAGTATGCCTGGCGTAACTCCTCTACTTCACACCACTGTGCGCGGCGAGTCCAGTCCGTACAGCACGGTCTACATCTCCCCGACCAACGGCGTTACTGATGCTTCGGTTACCCTCGGGTCGAATCCATACTTCGAGCTGGACGTCGCTTTCTATTCCGGATCCAAGGCTCTCCTCAAGGTCGTCCGACGCGACGGCACTTCCGATCAGAAACTCATCGACCTCAAGGAGTCTATGTCCGACAAGGTCGTGTGGTTCAACACTCGAGCCAGCTCGGGTTATGGTACTTTCGACACCGGTTGGATCAAGTGTCCTGACAATAATGCCTACGTCTACCGCGTCATGGCGGGTCAGGTATACGTCAAGCGCAATAGCGACTGGCAGACTCAGGACCTTAACGGAACGAGGGACGTCAAGGTTGTCGACCTCCCCAAGGAGATCCAGGTTCGAAGCCGGACAACGTTTGTTCTCCCCAAGGGCGACTACACAGACGACGGATCCATCATCGAGATCTGGCCGGGAGATGCAATGACGCCCCCGCGCGTTCGTGCACAGCTCAAGGCCAACGGCGCTCGGATCATCCCGGTACTCTTCGCTCCGATCGAGAATTCGAACGGCTGAAAAGGTCAAAATGACTGTATCTCAATACGCAGCATCCTGCGCCAGGTACTACGCCGATGTCGCAGACGTCGGTTACTCCCAGCCAGACCGTTGGACTTTCTACGACCAGTCTGATTGGGACGGATGGCTCATCCAGTCTCCCGCCAACGCGGACTGCTCGGCTCTCGTGGCCGGCTGTTACAACCTCGCCGCCCACCACGAGTGGGGCGAGCCCTTCACCGCCGGCTATTTTCCCAGGTCGACCTGGACTGGATCGATGAGGGAGGAGTGTCTTCAGCGAAACTTCGCAGACATCTCCGACCAGTGGACGGGCAACGAGCCCGATGGCGGCTTCGAGATCGGCGACATCGTTCTGTCCGAGGAGGCCTCGGGCGGTCGTGGGCATGTCGCTATGGTTACTGGACTCGGTCCGACCATCCTGTCCGAGGCATGGATCGCCGAGGATGGTTCGATCGATGGATACCTCGGCGACCAGACCGGTAGCGAGGTCCGTTCGATCGAGTACAACCAGCATCCATATACTCAGGCCGCCGCTTGGACACACTGCCTTCGCAGGCGGGACAACCACGGGTCCAGTGCCCCGTCCCACCGCGAGGAGAATGATGCGGCCACTTCTATCCAGGATGCGGTACTCCGTGCGGCTGACGCCGTCGGTTGTCCTTGGTGGGCCGCCCTCGGCGCACTCAAGATGGAGACCGGGGAGGCCGGGGCTAATATCTACGGCCATGACATCGGCGGCGCCTGCTCGGGCTGGGGCGAGGTGACGAGGGATAACTTCCTCAACTACTTCTGGCCCATTGTCTCGGAGTGGGGCACCTCGAACGGCGTCGGTCCGCTCCAGGTCACCTATAACGGTTATTTCATCAACGACCCGAATAGGGAGTGGTGGGATCCGCAGAAGTCCTCCGAGGTCGGCTGCGCCATCCTCAAGGGACTCATCCAGTCCGAGGGTGATTCCTACGAGGACCTCAAGCGCGTCGGTTCTCGATACAACTCTGGTTCCGCAGACGGGGCCTATGAGGCTTACGGCATTCCGTTCTCCGAGGCATGCCGCTACTGGTACGACAAAGGCCGTCCGAGCCAGGGCTCGGACGGCGGAGAGGAACTCGAAGTGTCATACGCCACCGATCTTCTCGCCGAGATGAAGGATCGTCTCGTCGAGATCTCCGATCAGACTGGTGCCGGTATCGCTGGTCGTCGTTTCGACGGTCCGCTCGTTGGTTGGCTGAAAGATATCTCCTACAAGCAGGACAAGCTCCAGAAGTCTCTTGACGAGATCAAGGACAAGCTTGGCGAGAGCAAGTGAGGTAGTCATGCCTTACTGTCATGTGAAGGGCGACATCCCGCCATTCGCCACGCTTACCGTTGACCCTGACGACGGACCGACTTACGTCGACACCGCGGGCGAGAACGGTAAAATCGACGGTATGGTGTGGTTCTTCCGAAGCACTAATGCTCGTCTCTTCCTGGATGACCAGGGTTGGCCCGCCACGAAGACGGTCAAGCTCTCCAAGGACGACATCGTCGACGTCACCCTCAAGAGCAATCGCCCCGCTGGCGGTGGAGGCGGGGGTAATGGGAATGTCATGATCCTCGGCCGAGAGGAGCAGGTTCCCGCTGGCACTCCGCCCAACACGGTTATCGTTCGAAAGGTCTGACTATGGCAGTTCCTATGAAGGGGATTGCCGTCTCCAAGAACCCGGACGAGAAACTGAGTGTTCCGTCGGTCGCGGGGGACTGGGCGCTGCTCATTGTGGGCGGTCAGCTCAACCATATGGAGGACTGTACGCCTGCTGGGTGGACCGGGAAGTACGCCGCAGACGAGGACATCCGCTCGTGCACCGTGGCGGTCAAAATGGTTGCCAATTCTTCCGACACGCAGAACGTTGCGTGGAAGTCGAAGAACGCAACCTACGCTGCCCGGTGCTGCGCGGTCCTTGTGGTGCTGGATGGCACCAAGGTCAAGTCGCTTATCCCTCGTACGCCAGAGAAAACGTCGACTGGTTGGCAGAACGGTCCATTTCCGCAGATCACTGGCTTCGTGCAGCACGATGTGAACACTGCGGCCGTCGGGAAATTCCCGGCTAATGTTGAATCGATCACGAACGGTAACTGGGGCAAACTCACAGACAAGTCCTGGTCCTCGATTGTTGTCGGGTACGCTCAGTCTACCTATGTTCCGCCTAACGATACAGGCATCAAGGTTCGATTCGGCGTCGACGTCCGGCTCAAGGAGCAGAACGACTCGCTCGATCCTACTCTGGCCGACGGATCCAAGATCGGAATCGTGGTCTGGGACGGCGTCAAGGAGATCGGGACGCTCACGATGAGGGGCATTCCCGAGGGCGCCAAGACCGTTTCCGAGCTCTTCAAGATTCCGCACTTCATCGTGGCCCATCGAGGCGGATCGCTATCCTGGCCGGAGCACACCGAGATCGCATACACCCAGGCCGTCGACTACCACGCTCATGCACTGGAGTTCTCGGCGGCCCGGAGCAAGGACGGAGTCTGGTTCGGTTGCCACGATCAGAGCATGAGACGCCTAGTTCCAACGTTGACCAAGAAGGCCGACGAGTACACCTGGGCTGAGATCAAGGCCGAGGCATCGAAGACCCAGTACATGCCCGCCAAGCTGGACTGGTTGATCGAGAAGTACAGCTCCACCCACGTCATCGTCTTCGATCCGAAGTACAAGATGGGGATGTGGCGAGAAGTCTGCGACATATTCAAGGGCATGGAGCGGAAGGTCATCATCAAGGCGTACTTCGACTCCAAGTGGATGTTCGACATGGTTCGAGCTCGAGGATTCAAGACCTGGGGCTACGCTTACAACGCTGACATCACCAAGACGAACTATCCGGACTTCCTCTCAGGCAAGATCTGCGATATTCTGTCCATGGAGTTCGACGCGCCTCAGACGACCTGGGACCCGATCAATGCGTCCGGACTCCCCACCGTCGCGCATATCCCCGCCACTGTCGACAACCTCAAGGTTGGATGGTCTCGAGGGGCCATGGGCGCCATCGTGGCCGGTATCGCGGCCTCCTGCGAGAGGGCCGCATGAGTCCAGCGTTCACGCTGGAGATCGATTCGAGGATGGATACGGGGAAGTGGCTCGAGAGACTCAAAGAGGGCCGCTTCTTCGATTTCCTCGATGATTGTGGACAGGCCGGGGTTGCGGCATTGGCTGCTGCGACTCCGGTCCGGTCCGGTTACACCGCATCCTGCTGGTCCTACGAGATCAAGCGGAGCGCCAACAGAGTCTCATTGGTCTGGAACAACTCCCACGTGGAGCAGGGTGTCCCGATCGCAGTCATATTGCAGTACGGACATGGCACCAGAACCGGTGGCTATGTCCAGGGCGTGGATTATATAAATCCGGCGCTCGGGCCTATATTTGACAGCATCGTCAAGCAGCTTGAAAGTGCGGTGAGGGGCTAGTGGCGTCCATCGAGGAGCGGGTGGTCTCGCTCAAGTTCAACAACGGCCAGTTCATGAACGGGGTTCAGGACTCCCTCAACGGAGTCAAGAAGCTCGAGGAGGGGCTGGCATTTCGTGGCGGTGTCGAGGGGATCAACCAGGTCTCCGCAGCTGCCAAGAACCTCAATTTCTCGGAGGCCCAGGCCGGTGTCGCCGAGACCACGAGCAGGTTCTCGGCTCTTCAGTCGATCGCGTTCGGCGCACTCGCCAGCATCGGCGGAAAGATCACCGAGATCGGCTCCTCGATGCTCTCGAGCTTCACCGTTCAACCGCTTATCGACGGTATGAAGGAGTACGAGCTCCAGCTCAACTCCGTTCAGACCATTCTCGCCAACACAGCCCAGAAGGGCGAGACGATTCAGACCGTCAACGCGGCTCTGGACCAGCTTAACACCTATGCAGACCAGACCATCTACAACTTCGGTGAGATGACGTCCAATATCGGTAAGTTCACCGCTGCCGGTATCGGTCTGGACGACTCGGTCGCATCGATTAAGGGTCTGGCGAACTGGGCCGCCGTGGCCGGAGCCAACTCTGAGGCCACCTCGAGGGCTATGTATCAGCTTTCGCAGGCCATGGCCGCCGGCACGGTCAAGCTTCAGGACTGGATGTCCCTGGAGAACGCAGGCATCGCTACCAAGCAGTTCCAGGACCAGCTGATTCAGACCGCCAAGATCCACGGCAAGAGCGTTGACGAGATGATCGCCAAGGACGGGTCGTTCAGGCTTTCCCTCCAAGAGGGATGGCTGACCCAGGAGATCATGATGGAGACCCTCAAGCAGATGGCTGGGGAGTACTCCGACGAGCAGCTCGCATCCATGGGTTACACCGAGGAGCAGATCGCTCAGATCCAGGAACTGGCCAAGACTGGTATGTCCGCGGCTCAGGACATTAAGACATTCTCCCAGCTGATGGGCGTCATCGGTGAGGAGCTCGGTTCGTCCTGGGGCCAGTCGTTCCGAATTATCTTCGGTGACTTCGAGCAGGCCAAGGCCCTGTGGACTCAGGTAGGTGCATTCCTCACAGGCCCGAGTGGTATCATCACCCAGATGGGCAACGCCAGGAACGCTCTTCTTCAGGGATGGGCAGACCTCGGCGGTAGAGAGAAGGTACTCGAAGGGCTCGCCTCCCTGTTCCACGCCATGTGGGAACCGCTCCAGCGCATCGGCCAGGCGTTCTCGCAGGTCTTCAGCGGCCCATCCGCCGAGGGTCTGTACAGCATCTCCGAGGCCTTCGCCAACTTCATGGCTAAGCTGGTCCCCAGCGAGTCGACTATCGAGTCCCTCGGCATGTACTTCGAGGCGTTCTTCCGAGTCATCAAAATAGGTGTCATGGTCTTGTCGGACTTCGGCAAGATCGTGGCATGGATCGCCGGCGGAGCGCTCAAAGGTCTCGGAGCTCTCATTTCTAGTCTCCGGGGTCACACCGCGGACTGGTCGTGGCAGCTCAGGGACCACGTCGTTGCTATTCAGGAGTGGTACGATAACCTCAACGTAGCCGAGAACGTTATCAAGGCCATCATCTGGACGGGCAAGGGTCTCAAGCGCATCTGGGAGAACTTCTCGGAGGGATTCCACGACGAGATTACGCCCAGCCTCAGGCGACTCAGGGAGGCCTGGGACGCCCTGTGGGAGGCGCTTAAGTCCGCGGGCTCTGGCATCAAAGAGGCCGTTGTCGGGCCGTTCAGGGAGCTCAAGCAGGGCGCCCAGGAGGTTGGGCAGGCTCTCGGCATCGTTGGCGAGTCCACGGACGATGCGGGCGAATCCGCCGAGGAGAACGAGTCCAAGTTCACCAAGCTCAAGAACAAGATCGTCGACCTGTTCGAGTCCGCTTTCAAGAAGTCCTACTTCTGGGGGCAGCACCTGGCCGACCATCTTATTCCAGCGATCGAGAAGCTCACCAGTTTCATCAACTGGCTTACCGAGTGCATCAACAAGCAGGCGGTCGTCGTCGAGGACTGGTTGACGCCGAAGATGCGGGCTCTGGCCGAGCTCTACGACGAGATCTCCACCAAGTTCAGCGAGTGGGCCGAGCAAATGAAGAATGGGCCGGATATCGCCTGGCTCTCCTCCATCGGCGGCATTCTCAAGTCTGTTGGGTCAGGTGTCTGGGGCGTCCTGAAGAATCTGGCGACCCTGAACTTCGACTTCGACGTCGAGCCATTCAAGAAAGCCTTCAGTGATCTGAAGACTCTCATGGGGGAGTACGCCGAGTCCGTCAAGTACGGCTGGAGCACCACCAAGGACTTCGTCGCCAATCTCGAGCTCAAGGACAAGGCTACCGCCGGCTGGAAGAACTTTGTCAAGCTCATCCAGGGCATCGGCAAGGTTCTCGGAGCCATCGGCAAGGTTGCTGTCGTTGCGGCCAAGGCTCTCATCGAGCCGTTCAAGGGCGCATTCGGCGAGCTCAAGGAGATGGCCGACAACGGAGACTACACCGGCATATTTGACAGTATCCTGAAAGCCGGAGCCCTGGCCACCTTCATCGCCATGGCCCGAAAGGTCATCTCCACCCTCAAAGAGTGGGGGCAGGCGGGATCCAACTTCGCGGGTATCCTCGGTAGTGTCAAGGACACCATTGACGCGTTCAAGGACTCGATGGAGGCCACGACCAGCAAGGTCAAGGCCACCACGATTCTTCTGCTCGCCGCTGCGGTCCTCGTTCTGGCGGGCGCTCTGTGGGTCGTCGCTCAGATCCCGGCCAACAAGATCATCATGGCCGGTTCCGCCCTTTATTTCATGTTCAACATGTTGAAGAAGGCCGAGGACGAGTTGTCCGAGTCCAACGATAACAAGGACATGAAGGGGATGGCCAAGAGGATGTTGGCCCTTGTCGTATTGGCCGGGGTAGCACTACTCCTCGGCAAGGCCTTGAGCAACATCGGCTCCATGGACTGGGATGACATACTCAAGGGCGTCATCGGACTGTACGCAGTCGTGAAGATGATGATATCCATGGCCGACACCACGACCAAGAGCAACGTCGATCTGCTCGCTTTCTCCCTCGTGGCGGTCCCCCTGGGTATTGGCGTCTGGCTGCTCGCTCAGGCGGTCAAACCTCTGGGCGAGATGAGCCTGTCCGACCTGGCTCAGGGCGTTATCGCGCTCGGGTTGATCATGAAGATGATGTCTATGATGTCCCAGATGGGCACGGTCAAGATCAAGAAGGCCTCGGCCTTCGCATTTCTTGCTCTGGCCTTCACTATGCGGCAGATCGCCAAGGTCCTCACCGAGATCGGTGAGTTGTCCTGGGGGGACACCATCAAGGGCATTATCGCCATGGACTTGTGCCTCACATCTCTGGCTGTTTCCGTATCCCGGCTCGGTGAGGGGGAGGAGGGTCTCGGCGGTAAGCATCTTGTCGGGGCTCTGTCTGCTCTCATTCTCGCAGTCACACTCAAGATCGTGGCTAAGGAGATCGAGAGTTTCGCCACCATGGACTGGGGTACTTACGCCAAGGGTCTTACAATGATGGCTGTGGCTCTGGGCATCCTAGTCGGCATTTCGAGCCTGGGCGGAGGAAGCCTCGGCGGCGCTGCGGGTCTCATGATCACGGTGCTGGCTCTAGCGATGCTCGTCCCGGTCATGCGAACGTTGGGCGAGATGGACTGGGGTACCGCAGGCAAGGGTATTGCCATCATGGCCGCGGCTCTGGGCGCACTCGTGGTCATCGGTTACATCGCCGAGGGAGCCGCTATCGGACTGGTCGCTCTGGGCGGTGCCCTATTGATGATCGGCTACGGTGTCGGGCTGGCCACTGATGGCATCGCCAACTTGGTGAACGCTATCGCCAATCTCTCGACCACTGGAGCCGAGGGTGTCCAGACATTCCTGGACGCTGTCGACGGATTCATCGAGCGGATGCCTGCCATGGGTACGGCTATCGGCGAGGCCTTCATCAACTTCATGCAGGTCTTCATCGACAACCAGGGCACCATCGTCGAGTACATCAAGGTCGTCCTGACGTCCGCGGCCCAGGCGATGATCGAGTCCATTCCGACGTTCGTCGAGCTCATGATCACCATCATCCACGCGATCATCCAGGTGGTCTACGACTGCGCTCAGGAGATCATCGACTGCGCCATATTCCTGATCATCACCTTGTCGGATGCTCTTATTCAGAACATGCCGACACTGGTCGAGAGGGGGTCCGACCTCCTCACGTCCTTCCTCGAGGGTCTGTCCTACAAGATTCCCGAGATCGGGACCAAGGCGACCGACTGCATCCTGGCATTCCTTCAGAGCCTCGGCGACAACATGCCGAGGATCACGCAGGCGGCGTTCGAGACGATCATCAAATTCGTCAACGGACTCGCCGATGCCATCGAGAACAACTCGGGCGCCTTGATGGATGCCGGTATCCGGCTCATCACAGCGATCAGGAATGGTATTGTCAACGGTATCAAGCAGCTCGTATCCACGGGCGTCTCCGGGATGAGGAACGCCGGTCACAGGCTTGTCGATGGTCTGAAGAACGCGATCAAGGGTAAGACTGAAGAGGTCAAACAGACGATTCGCAACTTCGGTACCAGCATCGTCAACGCGGCCAAGCAGGTATTCGGCATTCATTCTCCTTCTCGTGTCATGTTCAAGATCGGTGAGTTCCTGATGCAGGGTCTGACCAATGGTATCTCGGAGAACACTGAGCAGGGAATCGACGCGGCCTCCACGATGGCTCACGACACCGTCGACGCGCTTTCCAAAGGCTTCGCCAACACGAAGGATATTTGGAACGACGCGTTCGGCGGCGACATGAATCCGACGATCAAGCCGGTTCTGGACCTATCGCAAGTGGAGGAGCAGGCCAGCAAGATCCAGGAGCTCCTGCCGCAGGACGATATCAAGGAGAACCTGTCGGCTAACATGACGACCCAGCTCGCTGGCAGGGCCGTCCAGGGCGCTCAGTCCCGCGTCGGCGAGACAGTGAACGAGACTGTGAACAATGGCAGCAACGTCGTGTTCAACCAGTACAACACGTCTCCCAAGGCTCTGTCCGAGACGGAGATCTACAGGCAGACGCACAACCAGATCGAACAGTTCAGAGGAGCCATGTACGACTTATGATCGAGTCCATAGAGTTCCTGACATATCGTCAGCACAGGATCGTGCTCTCGCTCACGAACCCGTGGATCGAGGGTGTCGCGGTCAAATCCGTCGACGGTCTGTCGGCAACGAAGGCCTCGATCAACACCACGGAACTGGCTCTGACGGATGTGGCGATCTTCAACGGCGCGAGGGCGGGAATGAGGAACCTCAAGATCAAACTCGCGCCGTTGCCATATCCGGATATCGAGACGACCCGTCAGCGAATCTACTCCTGGTTCCAGATCAAGCAACCGATGTCCGTCTACGTCAACACGGACAAGCGCAGGGTCAGGACCGAGGGGTACGTCGAGTCGGTCGAGGCCGATATCTTCTCCAAGGACGAGGAGATCAACGTCAGCATATTGTGCCCGGACGCCTACTGGCATGATGCTGACACGATGGTCAACCAGAATCTGGAGTGGAAGCGGGACCTCGGGACCTTCGAGTTCGACTTCATGGATGAGCCCTCCCCTTCGCTCGAGTTCGCCAAGGATCGCGGAGTCCTGTCCGCGGTTATCGACTACAAGGGCGAGGTGGAGACCGGATTCACCATGATATTCCGGTTCCGCCCAGGGGCCAAGCTCCCGATCACGGTCACCGAGACTTTCTCCAGGGACACCTTCAAACTCACCGGAGCATTTCTCGACAAGACGTACTACAAGGTCGACCCGATTGTCGGCGGTGACGTCGTCACCGTCAATTCTCGGGTAGGCTCAAAGTACATCATCCGGACCAGAGGCGACCGCAAGGACAAGTTCCTGGCGGCACTGGACCGCAACTCGGACTGGCTCAAGCTGAGGCCAGGAGTCAACGAGTTCCAGATCGCCATGAATGATCCGACGCTGACCGACGTCTACTTCTCAACCGACGTTCTCTACCAGGGGGTGTGATATGTATCTTGCTGTACTGGATGAGTCCATGATCATCCAGCATATCTGCGAAGACTACAAGTCCGTCGTCTGGACCGAGCGATTCCATGGCTTCGGGGACTTCAAGCTCGTGATCCCCGGAACCCTGGAGAACCTGAGGACTTATCAGCTGGACTACTACCTGTACGCCAAAGGCACGAACAAGCTCATGATCATCGAGCAGGTCGAGCTCAACACGGAGTACGGCAAGGAGTCCCTGCTGACAGTCAGCGGCCGGAGCCTCGAGTCCATATTGGACAGGCGGGTCATGCACCCATATCCCATCTGGGACGGAACACTTCTGTGCAAGCAGGAGAGGACTCGCGGCAAGGTCAAGGACGTCATCAAGCACTACAGCAATCTCCTGTTCAAGCAGAGGGATTCCTTGGATGCGAATCATGCGAGGCATGTAAAAGCGTACGGTTGGTACGCAGTGGATGAACTTCCCGAGGGAATCCGTAAAGGACGACCAGTATCCTCAATGGATATCGGGGACATTCAGGTCAGTGCGGCCAATAAGGTTCGCCCGATGGTTCCTGACAATGCCGTTGGGTGGGGGAGTTATCCCGATTACGATAAAGATCCTTACAGTATGGAGGGATCGTGGTACAAGATCGTCCAGGAATTGACGGATCTCACAATGTCCGGCTGGGCGATCGAGTACGACGGCGAGGACCCATATTACTGGTACGGTTACACCTACAACGGTGTCAATCGCACATTTGGCCAGGGGGAGCGCCCCGCAGTGGTGTTCTCCCCTAAGTACGACAACCTGTCCAAGGCCACGTACTTCAAGTCTAAGGTAGGAACTCGCACCAAGATCTTCTCGGGAGCGGTCAAATTCGAGGTTCCGTATGAACTCACCCGCAAGGGCGAATACCTTGACAGCAGCGCGAACAACACCATGCAGAATGAGTCGATTCAGGTCGGGACCAACGGCCTTGGGCTCCGAGAGGGTTACTTGCAGAGTCCTTCGGTTGAGCAGACTAACGGCATGATGCACGATTCGCTCGGCAATAAAGGAGTTCAGCCGAACGACCCCAACTCGATTCATCGCCAGATTCACGAGCAGTGCAATACTGAGCTGTGGAAGCACATGCCGATCGAGATGTTCTCGGGTGAGGCCGCTCAACAGTCCATGTACATATACAACGAGGACTTCTTCCTTGGCGATTTCGTCCAGATTCAGAACGAGTTCGGGCAGCAGGACATCGCTCGGGTAACTGAGTACATCCGTACATCCTCGGATTCGGAGGGAGACGTCTTCTACCCGACGTTCCAGTCCTTGTCCGATATTCAGAAGTCGAAACCGGGGTTGAACATCACATGACAGAGAGATCAGGATTCTTCGTCTCCATCAACGGGGACAGGAAGTACTCCGCGGACGATTTCGGACGCATGTTCGACGGGGTCATTTCCGACGGCATCTTCCAGAACTGGGGACGGGCCTACCAGGTCGTCAAGGGCAACGGACGGACCATCATCATCCAGTCCGGCCGCGCCTGGCTCAAAGGGCACTGGCTCGAGAATGACGCGGAGCGGTACTACAACCTCAACCCTGGTAGTACTGACGGCGATCGCTACGACGCCATATACATCCGAGTCAACAACACCAGGGATGTTCGCGTCGCCGGTATTCGGGCTCTCCAAGGGAATCCGAACGAGGGAATTCCGCATCCGACCCAGACAGCGGACAACTACGAAGTTCTCATCGCCGCCGTACGTGTTCCGAGGGGGGCCCAGGACTCATCGGCCTTCGAGATCATCGATCTGCGAGGTAAGGCGGGTTCTGAGAACGCTCAGTGGGCTCAGAGTGTCATGCAGCCCAAGCAGATCACCCTGAACAACAAGTTCGATTTCCTGAACGCCTTCAACAACGACCCGAATCTGAAGAAGGTCATCACCCGGGGGAACAACCTGGGTAAGACCATCACGGCCGCCCAGAAGATGGCCATCAGGAACGGGACATTCGACGGGATGTGGCTGGGCGACTACTGGCAGTTCAATGACAACACCTGTCGGTGGATCATCGTCGACTTCGATCGATATCTGGATCACCCCAACGGGACGAACCAGCACCGGATCACGATCATGAGTGATCGGAATCTGGGCATCGATAACATCGGTGAGGCTGGTTGGTGCATCAACGGCTGGAATGGCTCCAAGATGCGCCGCGACTACGCCGAGGGAATGGTGCGCTTCGCCTCCGCCCTTCAGGCGTTCGATATCTCGGACTTCAAGACCTTCCCGGTGTTCGAGCCTCACGCGTTCGAGAACACAGATAATTCCTGGGATCTGACCGAAAAGGACTGGCGCTGGGAATACCCCAAGGTCACCATCCCGTCGGAGTTCGAGATGTTCGGGTCGAACTTCATCCACGTCCGCGTCAACGGCGGAGAGAACAACGTGACGCCGATACCTCGTCAGCTCAGCTATTTCCGTCTGGGCAACCCGATTCCTTTCCCGGGCGAGTCGTTCTGGCTCAGGGATCAGGTCACCAAGAACCGCTTCGCCCTGTATTACGGCGATCAGCGGCATGTCTCCTGGGCGGACTGGACCAGCAAGTACGGTGTTCGCCCGCTCATGTCTATCGGAGGCTGAATGCAACCCATGCTGGAGCTCGTGATCACCATTTTCGGCTCAGTCCTCACGAGTAGTGGGATCTGGGCGTATCTCCAGAAGAGATCCGAGCGACACGACGCCAAGACCCAGCTAATGCTCGGTCTGGCCCACAATCAGATCGTGGCCATGGGGACGGCATATCTATCCCGGGGCTACATCACGATCGACGAGTTCGAGGACTTGCAGAAGTATCTGTACCAGCCCTATCACACCTTCGGCGGCAACGGGACCGCCGAGAAGGTCATGGACGCCGTTAACCGGCTTCCGATCCATTTCCCGGACACCAGAAGGAAGGACAAGCGTTTTGTCTCTGTCGAATCGGACCTACAACACCCTGAAGTGGATTGCCCAGATCCTGCTGCCTGCCCTCGCCACACTTTATCTGGCGCTGGCGGGTCTGTGGGGGTTCCCTCACACTGAGGCCGTCGTCGGCACCATCACCGCCGTCGACACCTTCCTGGGCGCCCTGCTGGGTCTGGCGTCGAAGAACTACGAGCCCAAGGTCGACGGCGTTCTCCATGTGGACCACAAGAACCAGGAGGTCTACGCCGCCCTTGAGACTCCCGCTGAGGACATGACCAAGAAGAACACCGCCACCCTCAAGGTGTCAGAGGTCGCCTGAGACGCGGATCAGACATGGATCATAATGATACCCCCATTTGAAAGGAACACCATGTCCGACAACAAGCCGAACGCCAAGTCCGCCCTGGATGACGCTTACGCCTTCATCGACGGCATGGATCCCGACAGTGAGGCTTACACGAACGCTCTCCGCAACATCAAGGACCTGGAGCAGATTCAGGACGCCAAACGGCGCCGCTTCTGCCCCAGTCCGGATGCTGTGGTGGGTGCTGCGGGCTCATTCGTCGGAATCCTCGCCATCCTGAAGGCCGAGCAGATATTCCCGGTCGCCTCCAAGGCACTCGGATTCGTCGCCAAGATCCGCATCTGAGAATCAAGACCTAGGACCCACAAGGGTTCTAGGTTTTTCGCAAGGGCAACAAGAGCTATAATGAGACCCCAGAACTTCCACGAAAGGAACCATCATGTTCACCACCGTTCTTGGTTGCGCCGCCTTCGCCGTTGCCTTCCCCGTTACTGTCAAAGCCACTTCTAGCGCTATCCTCAACAGCGTCAAGAAGGACCAGGAGCAGAACGCGAAGCTCTGCCGCATGGCGCGCCAACTGTAAGAACCCCGTCACGATGCGTGCCCCATCTACGAGCACTGATCTCGGACTCCAGAATCCGCAAGGGTTCTGGTTTTTGATTCTGAAAAATTCCCGGGTGGGGGATTCGGAACGCGGATTCCGCAGGGCCTATAATGAGACCCCTCAAGAAAGGAACCGTCATGTCCATCATCTTCACCATCTTCGGAATCATCTCCTTCGTCATGTTCGCCTACGCCGTCTACGCCCAGAGCAAGCAGATCGAGCAGCTCAAGAAAGTCGTCCGCCGCCAGCGGAAGACCATCGAGAGCCTGTCGACCCCGCTTCCTCAGGACGCACTCAGCGTTCAGCAGCGCTTCGAAGAGAGCTGGGACGAGATCAAGAAGATCCTCGACCCCGACACCACCAAGAACTGAACCTCACTCCCAGAGCCCTCACGGGTTCTGGGTTTCTCGCAGGATCAGCATGGTATATAATGAGACCCCATAGACCGAAAGGACAGATCATGCTGATCTCCCGCCTCGTCGAGAACCTGATCAAGTCGATCATCTACTGTGTTGGCATTTACGCCATCGTCAAGTGGTGCATCAACCGGAACAAGACCTCGAAGCAGGACTTCACCAAGCCCGTTCACATCGACACCAGTCTCTGACAACCCCTAGAACCCAACCCGGGTTCTAGGTTTCTTGAGAAAGGAACGCGCATGAATCACGAATTCGACGTCCAGACGATCTTCCGCGATCGGGATCCCGTCACTAACACAGTCAAAGTGACTCTCAAGGTCCCGAAGACAATAGACCCCGAGATCGCCAAGGCAATATTCCTCGAAGCCATCAAGAACATGCAGGAGGACTACCGATGAACCTCTCAATCCTCAAAGCCGCCCAGACGTTCATCCTGCGCAACTCGAACCACATCCTCACAGGTCTCGCTCTTCTCGGAGTCGGGGCGTCCGTGGTCCTGAGCGTACGAGCCGACAGGATCATACACGAGTGGGATGTCGACGAGTTCAAGCAGCTCACCAAGGAGCAGAGGATCAAGCTGTACGCTCGGATCTACGCCCCTCCCGCCATCGCTGTATTGGCCACTGGAGCCTGCATCGTCGGGGCTCACAGCATCTCGGTCAAACGCGAGTCGTCCCTGCTTCTCGCCTACGAGGGCACTCGGAGCATGTATGACCGTTATCGTGCTACTGTTCAGGATCGCCTTGGTTCCGAGGAGAAGCAGATCGCTGAGAAGGCGGCCTCCAAGGCTCAGCCTGTTCCTCGTGAGACGATCGTCTACGGCGAGGGCGACTGCCTGTTCTACGACGCCTACAGCGGCCGTTATTTCAAGTCGACGGTCAACAAGATCGATCGTGTTGTCAACGAGCTGAACTACACCCTGCTTCGGGAGATGTGCGTCAGCCTCAACGAGTTCTACGCCGGAATCGGTCTCGAGGGCATTTCCCTGGGTGACCAGCTCGGATGGAATGAGCAGAGGCAGATCGAGGTGCACTACGGCTCCCGGGTCACCGAGGAGGGTCGAGCCTGCATCGTCCTCGATTTCGTGATCGAGCCGACCGAGCGGTGGTACAAGCTCTCGTGAGATGAGCATGGCTCATAATGAGACCCCTCTAGAAAGGAATGACCATGAGTTTCAAAGAAACCACCGGATACAAGGTCGTCAACTTTGTCGCCTCGACAACCGCCAGCATCACCGCCGGGGCCGTAGTCGGCGCTCTCTGCCCCCCAGCCGGAGTGGCATTGACCGTCGTCTATAGCCTCGGCAGTGGTGTCCTCGGCTCATATGTCGGAGACAAGGCGGGACAACAGTACGCCGAGAACTTCGCTGAGACCATCGACTCCATCAAGACCGACTCGAATAACTAGATCCATATGGCCCCGTAACACGGGCCATATGCTTTCGCAGATTCTGCACGCCCTATAATGAGACCCCATCAACTCGAAAGGATACTCTAATGACCGAGACCACCGTTTCCACCACGACTCCGTCCACCGAGCTCGTTGAGGACGACTCCCCCGTCGTCACCGTCAACTGGAGCAAGCTCGGCCGTATCGCCAAGAAGAGTGCTCGCTACGCCCTGCCCGCCGCAGCCGGCTTCGCAGCTCTCTGTCTGGTGAAGGCCCTTGCCTCCAGCGATGATGACACCGAGGAGACCGCCTCGACGTCTTCGGACGACGTGGTTGACGCTGAGCTCGTCGACGAGACCGACGACTGATACAACCTCGACCCCAGGACCCCTAACACGGGTCCTGGGTTTCTCATTTTCGAAAGGAACGAACATGGAGCTTCAGACGGCCGTCGTGGTCACCCTCACCGAGAACGGCAAGACTGTCAAGCGCACGATCAAGAAGAGCGAGCAGTTCGACGAGAAGACCTCGTGGGACCATATCGTCAAGACGACGAAGTCGCTCGCCGGCATCACTCTCAACTCGATTGCCTGAGGAGGCATATTCATGATCAAGATGAACGTCAGCGCCGAGACCTTCGACGGCGACATGGTCACCGAGACGATCTGGTTCCACATGAACAAGGTGGATCTCATCGAGCTCCAGCAGTCGGAGCCAGGCGGTTTCACGGACACCCTTCAGGCATTCATGTCCCGCAAGCCCGAGGACTGGACCATGAAGGACAAGTTCAAGCTGTTCGATTTCTTCCGCACCATGGTCGACAAGGCCTACGGTGAGAGGTCCTCGGACGGCAAGCGATTCCGGAAGTCGCCGGAGATCCTCGCCAATTTCAAGGACAGCATTTTCTACGACGAGTTCGTCCTGAGCCTGCTGGAGGACGAGGAGAAGAGCATCAAGTTCTTCAACGGTGTCATGCCTAAGGCTCTTATCGAGCAGGTGAAGAAGGAGCGCCCCGACGTCTTCAAGACGATCGAGGCCTGACAGTCATATCCTGAGGAGGCCCCGGGGGGAGACTCGGGGCCTCCTGTTTCTCAGAAAGGACGAACGTGACGGACAACATCCCAATCCGAGGCGACCTGCCGGCCAACGCCCGTAAGTCCAAGCCGCGCCCTGAGCGCATCGTATCCACGCCCGCCAGGATCGACAAGGGATCGCTCGGACGCCAGGCCCTTAGCGCTTTCTTCGCCGAGGACATCAAGGAGGTGGGAAACTACCTGCTGTGGGATATCGCCCTGCCAAGCATCAAGAACGCTGTCAGCGATATCTTCACCTCCGGAATCGACCGTCTGCTCTTCGGCGGTGACGGCGGTCCTCAGCGCTCCAAGTCCAGCAGGACTTACACCTCGTATTCCAACAGGACCTACGGGAGGCGAGAGACACCGACCGAGCGGGTCTACACTCAGAGGGACCGACGTGAGCACAATCTCGAGTCCATCATTTTCGCCACTCGTAACGAGGCTGAGGATGTCCTGAACCACCTGATCAGCATCTGCGATCAGTACGACGTGGCGACTGTCGGGGATCTGTACGGCATGGCCGGGATCTCCCAGACGTATACCGACGAGAACTGGGGTTGGAGGGATCTGCGAGGAGCCAGGGCCGTCCGAGCCCGCAACGGGTATATTCTTGATCTGCCGAAACCGGAGGACGTTCGATGAAGAGCGAGGACCGAACTACAGCGTACGGGGTCGGAGCCATATTGGTGGTGCTCGCGGTCACGGCCGGGCTGATCGCCCAGGAGATCTGGCTCGTGGCGCTCAGTCTTATGACGGTGGCTCTCCGGGTTGCCGTAGGATTCATTTACGACTTGTGGAAGGATGGCGACGAGTGACGGTCGCACAGATGCGCGCCAAGCTGCGCACGGCATACGGTGGCGCTCCAGCATGGGTCGCCAAGGTCAATCAGATGAGCGATGGACAGGTCATCGCCGTGTACAACAAGCTGAACGAGAGGAAGTATTTCGCATCATGAGTCTTACCATTGTTACGCGCCTCATCGGTAAGGGCGCTCTCGTGGCCTCGAAGCACGCTCCGGCCATATTGACGGGTCTGGGCATCGCCGGGTTCACCGCCACCACGGTCCTGGCGGCAAAGCAGACGCTGAGCGTCGGAGAGGCCACATGGGAGGACCTGAATGAGCTGTCGACGGTCAAGGCGGCAGAGGATGAGGAGAAGTTCGAGAAGAAGGACATTCAGATCGCCAAGGCACGCGCCTGGGCCAAGCTCGCCAGTAGTCTCGTCAAGCACTACGCACTGCCGCTGAGCATCGGGACGGCTTCCGTCATTTCCCTGATCCTCGCTCACCGCATTTCCGCCAAGAGGATCGCGGGTCTGTCCATGGCCTACGCCGGTCTTGAGGAGTCCTTCCGCAAGTACCAGGACAAGATGAAGGAGAGCCTCGGAGAGGAGACGGTCGAGAAGATCATCGACCACTCCAATGAGAAGGCCCTCGACGAGGCCAAGAAGCAGTACTACGACGAGACGGGTCGTGAGTTCCAGCTCAAGCCCGAGGAGTTCATGCGTGAGCTCGGGGTCTCGCCATACGCTGTCGTGTTCGATCAGAACGCGGGAGCCTGGGAGGGCAATGAGGACTACAGCCTCATGATCCTCCACGCCCAGGAGAACTACGCCAACGATATCCTGAGGACTCGTGGATATCTGCTCCTGAACGAGGTCTACAAGGGTCTGGGACTTCCTCAGACGAGCGCCGGCGCAGTGGTCGGTTGGGTCTACGACAGCGAGGACGGCGATGGAATCGTCGAGTTCGGAAACTTCGAGGTCCTGAACTACCGGGATTACGATCCGGTCATCGGCCGAGAGGTCACCAAGTTCATCCTCGACTTCAACGTCGACGGCGTGATCTGGGACCAGATCGACAGGCTGGCCATTCGATGAAGGTACTGTTCTTCATCCTGCTGGGTTATTTCATCGGACGACTCATCACTAGAAGGGAACGATAATGCATCTGCTGCCGGCGCTCGTCGTCGGCCTCACGGCGGGCCTCCTCGCCGTGCGGGACTGCAAGGACGAGAAATTGACCAAGGAGAAGGAACCCGAGCGGGCTGTCGCATATTCCGTCGAGGTCTTTCAGCCGATCTCAGACGAGGAAGTGAAGGAGCACAACAAGATGAAGGAGACTTACGAGCAGATCATCAAGGACGAGTATCTCCTGTTCCCTATGGAGGAGGACATTTCCGAGGAGATCGGGGACGATCCTGAGGAGGAAGAAGAGCCCGTCGCCGAGGGCGAGTCCATCCGTGAGATCACAGAGGACGAGTACGACGAGGGCGCCTTCAACTTCGATCGGGTCGGCCTGATGTATTTCACGGAGGACCGCATCCTCTGCGACGGTGACATGGTCACGATCGACAATCCGGACGAGTGGCTCGGGACAGTCGATCTCGAGCCGTCGGACGAGATCATCGTCAAGTGGATCCGCAACTTCGATCTCTCCTACGATATTCGCCTTGAGATCATTGAGGACTCGTACTCCGGATCCCACTGATGGAACAGGAGTACTTCGACTTCCTGCTCTCGTTCCTAGACGAGAGCGATGAGGAGCTGCCGAGCATATTCGACAGCTATCACCTCCTGTGGAAGCTCCACCATATCGAGTTCCGCTACTCCGCCATGATGGACCGCAATCGGGACATGGATGGTCGTGAGTGGCGGAACCGCTATGGCGGCAAGCTCTCACCGGCATTTCGCAAGAGCCCTGCTAGCGTGCTCGAGGTTCTCCTCGGACTTGCTGATCGCATGGCCTTCGAACTCGATGACGAAGAGGGACTTGATCCGTATTTCTGGGAGATGATCGAGAACCTCGGAATCAACTACACGGACTACCAGTTCGACAACAGCGGCAACGCCCTGGATCGGAAGGTCGACAAGACCGTCCAGAGATGGATGAGCCGTCAGTACGATTCCCACGGACGCGGAGGCATATTCCCCCTCGAGTCCGTCCCGGAGTTCTACGAGTCGGATGAGTTCCAGAACCAGAACCGTCTTGAGCTCTGGTACCAGATGCAACTCTATCTGGCGGAGAACTACGACATATAAGGAGTCTAATGGATTTCTACGAGATTAAGGAGCGAGCCCTCAAATCGGGGACGACCGAGGTACGGCCGGCCTGGCGTGTTCTCCGATTCAAGGACCTCATGATTCGTGGGAAGTCCTTCTACGCCGTGTACAATCCTGAGACGCATTTCTGGAGTACTAATGAGTACGACCTGACGCGTATCGTGGATGCAGACGTTGCCCGTCGATTCGAAGAGGCCTCAGAACGAGTCGACGGGTCCGTCTGGGCGCGCTATCTGGGGGACTACGACTCCAAGACATACGCCGATTACAAGTCGTGGATGTCCAAGCTCCCGGACGTCTACCATCCTCTCGACGGAGGGATCCTCTTCGCTGACCAGACTCCCCGAAGGGAGGACTACGCCACCAGAACTCTCACATATTCGCTGAGCGACGATCCGTGCCCAGCCTACGAGGAGCTCATGAGCACCCTCTACGATCCGGACGAGAGGGAGAAACTCGAGTGGGGGATCGGATCCGTATTCACGGGAGACTCCAAGTGGATCCAGAAGTTCTTCGTGCTCTACGGCTCAGCGGGCTCCGGTAAGTCGACCGTCCTAAACCTCATCTCGAGGCTGTTGGACGATCATATCGGCAAGTTCGATGCGGCGGCCCTGGGCAGGCCGAGCGACCAGTTCGCCCTCGAGCCGTTCAAATCGAATCCCAGGGTCGCTATCCAGCACGATGGTAACCTCGTCAAGATCGCCGACAACAGCAGGCTGAACAGTCTCATATCACATGAGCCGATGGTCATGAACGAGAAGGGGAAGTCGCTCTACTCGTTCAAGTCCGAGGCCATGCTGTTCGTGGGGACAAACCTGCCGGTCCGCATCACCGACTCGAAGAGCGGACTGACGAGGCGTCTCATCGATGTGGAGCCCTCGGGTCGCAAACTCGACATTCATCGGTACAACGACATCATGGACCGAATCGAGAGCGAACGGGGCTCAATCGTCAATCACTGCATCGAAGTCTACAGGGCCAAGGGGTCGTCATATTACGATGACTACAAACCGATCGGCATGATGAGCAAGACCAATCCCATCTTCAACTTCCTCGACTTTTACAGCGACGAGTTGGACGACGAGGATGGAATCACCCTGAAGCGCATCTACGAGATGTACAAGGAGTACTCCCAGACATACTCGGACGGGTCCATGTATCCCATGTACAAGTTCAAGGATGAGATCCGGGACTACTTCGAGGAATTCCATGACCGCATCATGGTCGACGGCGAACGCAGGCGCAAGGTATACAAGGGCTTTCTGAAATCCAAATTTTCCCAGGGGGAGAAAACGGAAAGCCCGATTCCGGACTGGACCGACATGAGTGAGCGGGAGTCATATCTCGACGAGCTCTACAAGGACCAGCCGGCTCAGTACGCCAACGAGAACGGCCTCCCATCATATCGCTGGGACGACGTCACCACTACTCTCAAGGATCTGGACACCAGGAAGGAGCATTATGTCCTTGTACCCGAGAGAGACATCGTTATCGACATCGACCTCGACAAAGACCGCACTCGATGCCTTGAAGAGGCTCGGAAGTGGATTCCCTCCTATGCTGAACTCAGCCGATCGGGGGGTGGAGTCCATATCCACTATCGATACCCGGGGGATCCGTCCGAGCTATCCGGGATGGTTGCCCCGGGAGTCGAGTGCAAGGTATACTCGGGCAAGTCGGCCCTGCGTCGACGTCTCACCGAGTGCACCGACCACCAGGGCCTTGCCGAGGTTGAGATCGGATATCTGCCCGTCAAGGAACAGCCGGTGATCAAGCAGGAGGTCATGCAGAACGAGAAGTCGATTCGCAAGCTCATATCCCGGAACCTCCGAAAGGAGATCCATCCCGGGACCAAGCCCAGCATCGACTTCATCAAGAAGATCCTCGATGACGCCTACGAGTCCGGCATGCCGTACGATGTGAGCGATATTCGTCAGAAGGTCCTAACGTTCGCCATGAAGTCGACTCACCAGGCCGACTACTGCATCAAGCTCGTCCAGGAGATGCATTTCTCCTCCGAGCAGGATCATGAGGAGGACTTCGAAGAGCCTACGGACGACACACCGATCATTTTCGACGTCGAGGTGTTCCCCAACCTGTTCCTCGTGAACTGGAAGGTCCGGGGTTCGGACGAGATCCAGAGGATGATCAACCCGACTCCGAACGAGATCTCCGACCTTGCGGAGAAGAAGCTCGTCGGATTCAACAACCGTCGGTACGACAACCATATCCTCTACGGACGGATCCTGGGCTACTCGAACGAGCAGCTCTACCACCTGTCCCGCAAGATCATATCCAACCTCATCAAGGAGGGCTTCAAGGAGGCGTACAACCTGTCGTACACCGATATCTACGACTTCGCCGCCAAGAAGCAGTCCCTGAAGAGATGGGAGATCGAGCTGGGTATCCATCACAAGGAGCTCGGCCTTCCGTGGGACGAGCCGGTACCCGAGGAGCGCTGGGAGGAGGTCGCCGTATATTGCGACAACGACGTGATCGCCACCGAGAAGGTCTGGGATCACCTGGAGGCCGACTGGGAGGCCCGTCAGATCCTCGCATCGATCGCCGGTCTTCCGGTCAACTCGAGCACCAACAACCTGACCACCAGGATCATATTCCAGGGCCAGAGGAACACTCAGCAGTACCTGAGGTATACGGACCTGTCCGAGATGTTCCCCGGCTACAAGTACGAGTACGGCAAGTCGACATATCGTGGCGAGGAGGTCGGTGAGGGCGGCTACGTCTACGCCGAACCCGGTTACCACGAGAACGTCGCCCTGCTGGATATCGCCTCGATGCACCCCACGTCGATCGAGAACCTCCAGCTGTTCGGGCCGTACACCAAGAGGTACAGCGAGCTCAAGAGGGCTCGTATCCTCATCAAGCACAAGGAGCTCGACGAGGCCCGCAAGATCCTGAATGGTGCTCTGGCTCCATATCTGGACGACGAGTCGAACCTCGATGCTCTGGCATATGCGCTGAAGATCGCTCTGAATTCGACGTACGGCCTCACCGCCGCAAAGTTCGACAACCCGCTCAGGGATCCCAGGAACGTGGACAACATCGTCGCCAAGAGAGGCGCTCTGTTCATGGTGGACCTGAAGCATTTCGTGCAGGAGAAAGGATACACGGTTGCCCACATCAAGACGGACTCGATCAAGATCCCGAACGCCGACGATCGCATCATATCGGAGGTTTTCGAGTTCGGCCGTCGCTACGGCTACGTATTCGAGCACGAGGCCACTTACGATAGGATGCTGCTCGCCAATGATGCTGTGTACATCGCCCACGACGAGGACGGATGGCACGCCACCGGCAAGCAGTTCCAGGAGCCGCTCGTGTTCAAGACCATATTCTCCGGAGATCCTCTTGATCTCGAGGATGTCGCCCAGACACGATCGGTTACTACTCGCATGTTCCTCGAGTTCGGGGAGGATGACCGGAACTTCGTCGGACGTGTCGGGAGTTTCCTTCCTGTTGTCCCAGGTACTCCCGGAGCGGGTCGACTGGTACGAGAGAATCACAGAACAGACAAGGAGGGCAATGAGCTCATTTCCTACGGCGACGTCTCTGGTTGCAAGGGTTATCTCTGGCTGGACTACGAGGACGTCCAGGGAGACTGGCGTGACGTGTACGACGATCGATACGGCAGGCAGCTCGTTGATGCTGCCATGGACCGTATCAGGAAGTGGACGGACGTCGACGCCTTCCTGACAGTATGAATCGCGAGAAGGGCAGGGCATATAATGAGACCCCATCAGAAAGGAACTGACCATGTCCTGCCCCTCCCTCGCCCAGCAGTACGTCCTCACTCACCTCGCCGAGATGGGTGTTGGTCTCGCCGTTGCCACGTTCGCCTACTACGCGACACGCGACTTCTGCGTCCAGCACCGTCCCGACGCCACGAACGAGGACATGCTCGCCATGGCCAAGAACATCAGTGACACATTCAACACCAACTGACTACCTCACCCCTAGAACCCAACCCGGGTTCTAGGTTTCTCGAAAGGAACGAACAATGACCGAGTCAGTCTACGACGGCGCCCAGACCGCCTCCGATATTCTCTACGGCTACCGCAGCTACCTGAGGGCCGAGATGGTCAACCTCACGAACGAGGAGATCGAGGATCTGATCAAGAAGCTTGAGAAGTGCGCTGACAGCAGCCACGGTCCCAGGAGGCACGATGAGGTCAAGGGTCTCATCGATATCTGCCGCACCGAGCTCGACGAGCGGGATCTCGTACACTGCCTCGTGGAGGCGGGTCTCATCGTCGGGATCACCAACGTCGACGTCATTTCTGAGAACGACGTCCCGAAGGAGGACTGAGATGATCTGTGAGAAGGACATCGAGAACGGCAAGGCCTTCTGGACGGCCGCGGTTGCCTCTCGGGTTATCCTGCCGAATAGGGAGGAGGCTGAGCGGAAGGCCTGTAAGGTCTCCGGGTGGTGTCTTCTCGATACGGATGACGAGTACTGGCTCTACTTCGTCGAGGACATTCATCACGCCAATTACGCCATGGGCTCTCGGATGGTCGCATATCCCGTGAAGGAGCCCTATGCGATCTACGACAAGTCGAAGTATGAGTACAGATACAAGCTCGGAAGCGACACTATTGTCATCGAGGAGAAGTCCGAGCCGGTGCAGTACCCATTTCTCAAGGTCATCTATCGGAGCAAGTCCGGCGTGGTCTTGATGCTGGATAGCCTTGAGGATCAGCTCGAGGATTTCGACGAGGAGGGGTTGACCGCACTCCAGTACGAACTCGATATGTTCCGTGAGGACTTCGATGATTTACTCACTCCTGAGCAGGTCGAGTGGTTCAACAGAATGTACGATATCGTCTCGTCCGAGCTCGACGCCCGCTGGCTGCTGAAGAAGCTCGAGGAGCGCCATATCATCGAGATCGAGAGGAGTAACTGATGCTGCGACCCAAGCCCATTCCGGAGGAGCAGAGTCGAGCCATTCTCGACCAGTTCTACGAGATCGACGACATGGCCAACCAGATATCCCAGCACCTTGACTATCTCGAGTTCCTCCTCGAGAAGGCCGGAGTTCTGAAGGACAAGGCTAAGCACCACTACACGAAGCATGACTGGCAGCACATGCGATAAGAGGTACAGACTCTACTCGCCGCCTCATACCGTCGATCAGGTACTCACTCAAGTCTACTATCCAATCGAGAGGAACGAACTATGCCATCGAACACCTACACCATCAAGAACGCCAAACTCCTCTTCCGCAATTTCGCGGGGGTTCAGGACCGATTCGGCAATTCCGCCCGCACCTTCTGCGTCATCATCCCGGACGACGCCGTCGAGGACTTCCAGAGGGAGGGATTCAACATCAAGACCTTGAAGCCCCGCGATGAGACGGAGGAGCCCCTGCCCTTCATCAAGGTCAAGGTCAATTTCGGAGGGCGCCCGCCCAAGCTCGTGTCCATCCTCGGCAAGACCCGTACCCTGCTGAACGAGCAGACGGTCGGCGCCCTCGATTTCGCGGACCTCGATCGGGCCGATATCGCCATCCGCCCCTACCACGGTCGGACTCGGGCCGGTGTGGAGTTCTGCTCGGCATATCTCGACAAGGGCTTCTTCACCATCGTGGAGGACGAGCTCGAGGCCATGTACGCCGAAGAGGAGGACGACGAGGAGGTTCCGTTCTGATGTCGCTCGAGGTCAAGCTCTTCATCCCTCGCCGTGTCGTCTGCGAGGCGGCCAAGATCACCGAGGAGAATCTCCAGAAGATCAGCAACTGGACGTCGGGAGACAAAGAGGTTCAGCGGAGTATCTACGAGGGAGCCATCGGCAAGTGGGTCGTCCGTAGGGGCGACAGCAAGTTCGAGCTCATGAGCGAGGGAGAGCTCTGGGGGCTCTACGAGCCGATCCTGCGCTGACAACCATATCCACGGAGGGCCCTGGGGGAGACCTGGGGCCCTCCACTATCTTGAGAGAGGGAACGAACAATGCTCAAGAGGCTCTACCTCCGTCTGTCCGGAGAGCGCACATACATATTCGACATCGCCGAGACTGTCCACACGGAGAAGGGCGATGAGGAGACCTGGCTGGTCCGGGTCGAGCCCAATGACCTGGGTGTCTGCGAGGTCGTCATGAAGTCCACGGACTGCATATTCGACGTCATCGAGAACGAGACCCTTGTCGCCCAGCGAATCCAGCCCAAGGAGTGGAACGTCCTCGTCCACGCCTGGCCCAGCAACGGCCACTGGGAGCTCAAGGGCTCCGTCGACTGGCAGGACAACGGGGATCTCCTCGTGGACAACGGGTACGGATCCCAGTCGTATCTGCCGGCTCGGATGTGCGACTTCGACGTCGACGAGGAGAATCGGACCATCACGGTTCGTCAGAAGGACTGAGGTCCTGTTTTTCGGTATTGTACTTGTGAGAAGGAGCGAACGATGACATTCACACTCATCCTCGAGGACGGCCGTGAGGTCAAGAGGAAGATCAAGGCATTCGGCTATGAGGGCGATATCGCCGACGAAGACCCCAATGCGGCGATGGTCGTCACGGAGCTGGATGACAACCTGACATATCTGCCACTGTTCATGTTCGTCTGCGAGGAGTGGACGGACGACGAGATCGTTGTGAGGGTCGACCGGGCATGAAGGCATTCGCTGTTGAGAAGCTAGTATCCAGCTGGATCATCCGAAAGGACCACGACATCATCGGAGTGGCGAGCAGCTTCGGAGAGCTCGTCGATATTCTGGAGGACCTTAAGTGAGTAAGCCAGCCCCGTCGACCAAGTCATATGTCTACCACAGCGATGGGCGTATCTGGTCCAAGAGGAAGAAGAAGGACGTCCCGATCGACGAGTCCCGCTTTGGGGAGCCCTGCGTCCATTTCTTCGTCGACCGCAGGATCCAGATGCGTCTTCTGGATGAGCTCATCTGGGAGCACTTCACCAAGACCGAGATCCCGTTATATCATGAGGTCCGTCACGTCGACGGGGACGACTGGAACTGCGCCCTGGACAACCTCGAGCTGGTGGACTTGAGGGAGGAGTTCGTCCCGATCGAGAAGTGGCCCGTTTTCGGCGTCAGCAGTAACGCGGAGGTCATCAATTTCTCCACCAACCACAGGATCGCCACCCGATTCCGAGAGGATCGCGATCAGATGGTCGTCTCGTTCCGGGCGGAGGGTCAGACTCGAACCATGCTACTCAATACGGTAGTCTGGAAGGCGTTCAACGGGGAAGTCCCGGATGGCTACCATATCGGCTACAAGGACGGCAACAAGGAGAACTGCTCCTTGGACAACCTTGAGCTGAGGAAGAACGAGGAGAAGCCGGTCAAGCCCCGTAGGAGCAGGTGGGACCCTGACGAGAACGGCTTCATGCCCATCGACTACTATATCAACATGAAGGACGGAGTGAAAGGAGCGGTCGAGAGTGGTATTCCGCAGCACTGCCGAGTCGTCCTGTGAGACATTCCGGGACTCGGCCATCGACGACATCGAGGTGAGCGACCTCGGGAGGGTTCGGCGCATATCCACCGGTCAGATCCTGGCCTCGTATCGTAGGCCGAACGGGTACGTTCAGATCACGCTATGGGATCGTGGGATCAGACGGACGAAGTACGTCCAGAAGATGGTCTGGGAGGCCTTCAACGGCCCTCTGGAGCCCTTGCAGAGGGTTGCGCATATGAATGGAGACCGGACGGACAACAGGCTCTCAAATCTCTTCCTGGAGTCCCACAGCGACTCGATGAAGAGGGCTTGGGACGCCAAGAGACGTCAGTGGGAGCATATCTACCAAGGAGTTCTGTGGTGAGCGAGTACAGGAGCCCGCACAACGACGGGCATGATCCGTATATCCTGATCTGGGAGTACGGGAGTGAGGTCCAACGAGCGGAGTTCACCGAGCGGTGGGCTGACTACGATCCCGAGACGGGATGGACCAGGTGGTATTTCCATCTCGTGGATGGGCGAGTCATGACCTTCCCAGCTACCGAGTGGGAGCAGCGGGATGACGTCAATCATCTGACGACCATCTATTTCGTGCCGAAGAAGGAGGAGTCATGACTCCAGCGGAACCCATTATCCTGACCATCCTTCGGGGCGAGGAGCGCATCTTCAACGCCGAGGGACACTACGATATCTGGACGATGCGGACGAATGGCGGAACCGTGGTGTCCATCAGGGACTGCATCACGGACGAGATCATCTACGACGAGCTCTCGGTAGAGTACGTCACCATCTCGGCTCCATTCGTCTATATTCAGACCCAGAGGTCCTGAGCCTTGGGACCGGTTGATCTGTGGCCTCACCAGGTCGAAGCGGTGAAGAACCTGGGAAATGGCTGTATATTGACTGGGAAGCCGGGCTCGGGGAAGTCGGTTGTCGCCCTCCAGTACTACGTCGAGAGAGTGCTGGGGGTGCGGCATCCGGCCGACCTGGGTCGTAGGCTTGCCGAGGGCCCCCGTCTGGTCATAATCACCACCGCTAGGAAGAGGGACGACCTCGACTGGCAGGGGGATGTGGCCATGTACGGGCTCACGCACTACACAACGGTTGATTCCTGGAATAACATCAGCAACTACCGTAACATCCGTGACTCCTTCATCATATTCGATGAGCAGAGAGCCATCGGGAACGGCAAGTGGGCGAAGACATTCGTGAAGATGGCCAGGAACAACGAGTGGATCATGCTGTCCGGAACCCCTGGGGATAATTGGCTGGACTACTGCCCGGTATTCGTAGCCAATGGCTTCTTCAAGAACCGCACCCAGTTCGAGAGGGAGCACTGCCAGTTCAACTACCGGGCCGGCTATCCTCGTCTCGAGCGATATCTTGGGCAAGGGAAGCTGCTGAGGCTCCGAAACAGGATACTTGTGGACATGCCTTTTGTCAAGAAGACGGTCAAGCGCCGTCAGGACGTCCCAGTGTCTTACGAGGAGGGCCCGTACAAGACCATATTGAAGTACAGGTTCGATCCTTACAAGGAGGAGCCGATCAAGAACGCTGGAGGCCTCTGTCATGTCTTGAGAAGAGTGACGAATGAGGATCCTGTGAGACTTGAGGCGGTGAGAGGGCTGTGTGAGACCCATCCCCGAGTGATCGTATTCTACAATTTCGACTACGAGCTCTTCATGCTGCGGTCGCTGAGGGATATTCTCGGAGTACCGATCGCCGAGTACAACGGTCACAAGCACGATCCCTTGCCGGAAGGTCCTCGTTGGGTGTATCTAGTGCAGTACACCGCGGGGGCCGAGGCATGGAACTGCACCACATGCGACACCATGATATTCTTCTCCCAGAACTACTCGTGGAAGGTCATGGAGCAGTGCGAGGGGCGAATCGACAGGCTGAACACTCCTTATTCAGTCCTGAACTACTACTACCTGAAGAGCCGGTCGCCCATCGATCAGGCCATTTCGAGGGCGATTCGGGTCAAGGAGATCTTCAATGAGAGGGGTTTTTACGACTCTTTGAGCTGATTGTTGTACCACCCGTTGTACCACTTGGTATGACGGGTGGGCAACGATTCTGTTATTTGTGTGACTGGTGGTGAAAGGGGGACACGTGTGATTGGCCAGTTTTTTGGCCAGTTTTGGAAACTGATCTGGCCAACGGCTGAAATCTATTGTACTTGTGTGGCCAAATTTGGCCAGTTTTGGAGTGATTGGCCAGTTTTGAAACGGGGTTGGCCACGGATCTGGCCACCACTTTTCGTTGGAATTGCAACGTTTTACCCCCGATTTGGCCAATTGGCCAGTTTTGTTTCAGTTGCCAGGAGATGAGTGAATTTACTGTATATATAGCGAATATAAGAGAAAAAGTGGGTTTTTGTCCAAGGGGGTCTTGTACTTGCGGATCAAGTCTACAGGGTCCGGGATCAGTGCATGTACAATAGACCGCGTCGCGAACATCGATCATAATGAAGGAGATGGGACCTCCATATTTTGGACCCCCTTTTTCGCCATAGCCCCCACGGCTGATCACAACTACGCTACCCAGCAAGTTCTACTCAACACTACATAGTTGACGAGCACCGACCTTGCGCCATGATCAGTCGTGGGTATAATTCTTCACTCGAGGATAGACCTCATGCTCGAACGAGACTACCAGCGTGGCCTCATATCGAGGATCGAGGAGCGCCTACCCGGCTGCCTCATCCTCAAGAACGATCCGAACCATAATCAGGGCATACCCGACCTGATCATCATATTCGGATCCAAGTGGGCCGCTCTCGAGGTCAAGAGGAGCAAGGATGCTCCGCACCGACCCAACCAGGACCATTTCGTCGACAAGCTCGGCCAGTGGTCCTTCGCTTCATTCATATACCCGGAGAACGAGAAAGGAACGCTTGATGCTCTGGAACACGCACTCGAGGCTGGAGGGCCTCCACGCATTTCTGAGCGCCAGCAAACACAGCTGGGTGAACTACGACGACGCCAAGCTGGGCGAGGCGTTTCGGACGGCCCAGGCGGCTGCGATGGGAACCAGGCTCCACGCCCTGGCCGCCGAGCATATTCGCCTGAAGCTGCGGATGCCGAGGAACAAGGCTACCTTCAACGCCTACGTGAACGACGCCATTGGCTAA